ATGTCAGCCGTCAACAACACCGGCGGTTTCACCGTCTCGGCGTGGGTGAAGCTGGACGCCAAGCCGACGGCAGGCGCGGCCGTGGTTGCCTCGCAGCCGGGTAACGAGCGGATGGGTTTCGCGCTCCACTACGCGGCCGCCCATGACCGCTGGATCTTCAACGGCTTCTCCGCCGACACCCCCGACGCCACCGTCCACCGGGCCATGGCACCCAACCCCGGCGGCGTCCAGACCGGAACCTGGACCCATCTGGTCGGCTCGTACGACTCCGTCGAGGACAAGCTGCGGCTGTTCGTCGACGGCACCCTCGTCGGCGAGACCGCCTTCGTCAGTACCTGGAACGCGCGCCGCGGTCTGCAACTCGGCGCCGGTTCGGCGGCCGGGGTGGCCAAGGACTTCTTCCCCGGCACCCTCGACAAGGTCCAGATCTTCGACAAGCGCATCGCGCAGGACGAGGTCGACAAGCTCTACGCCAAGCAGACCATCGGCGACCCCGGCCGCCCCGCCATCGCCGTCTTCGAACTCGACGAACCCACCGGCGCCACCGAGGTCTCCGGCTGCGGCGGTGTCCTCCCCGCCCGCTACCACGGAGGCGTGACCACCGGCGTGCCCGGTGTGGCGGGCAAGGCCACGAAGTTCAACGGCACCGACGGCTACGCCCGTATCGGACAGACCTCGGGACCGCACATCAACAGCGAACGGTCCTTCGCCGTCTCCGCCTGGGCCAAGCTCGACGCCAAACCCGACCGCCAGGCGACCGTCGTCGCGCAGGCAGGCGAGTTCGCGCTGGGCTTCGAGCTCTACTACTCCGCCGCCTACGACCGCTGGGTCTTCAACCAGTACGCCTCCGACACCCCCGGCGCACCCATCATCCGGGCCATGGCCGACCAGCCAGGAGACGCCTACGCGGGCACCTGGGCACACCTCGTCGGCGTCCACGACACCACAGCCAACACCCTCACCCTGTACATCAACGGCAAGAAAGCCGGCTCCACCACCCTCGTGGACGCCTTCTACGCCGCCGGCTCCATGTACGTCGGCGCCGTCTCCGTCAACAACACCCTCAAAAGCCACTTCCCCGGCACCATCGACGACATCCGCCTCTTCGACCGCCCCATCTCCCCGGCCGAAGTACAGCAGTTGTACAAGCAGCGTGCCTTCGTCAAGGGCCGGTGGCTGTTCGAAGAGACGTCGGACAGCGCCCCGGCCACCACCCCGGACGCCAGCGGGGAGGGCAGGCCCATGACCCTGGAGGGTGGAGCGAAACTGGGTGCAGGCTGGATCGACTTCTCCGGCCTGCAACTCGACGGCGTCGACGACCACGCCGCCGCGAGCATGCCGGTGGACACATCAGGCAGTTTCACCCTCACAGGCTGGGCCCAGGCCGCGGCCATGCCCGGCGGCGCAGTAACCGTAGCCAGCGCCGAAGGCAGCGCAACCAACGCCTTCTCCGTCCGGTACCTACCGGACGCGGCGGATCCGAATGCGCCGGGAAGGTGGCAGGTCGTGCTGCCCTCATCCGATGCCGCGGACGCGCCGGTGGTACGCGCGGACAACGGGAACTTCTACGACGTACGCGAGTGGAACCACCTGGCCCTGGTGTACGACGGCTTCGCCCGGGAGCTGAAGCTGTACGTCAACGGCGTGCTGGAAGAGACCGCCTGCGCCGACAGCGACGGCGACGGTGAGCCAGACCAGGCCGGGTGCAAGGACCTGGTGCCGTGGGCGGAACACGCGCAGTCGTTCAAGGCCACCGGTGAACTGCAGATCGGCCGCGCGAAGACTGCCGGCGGCTTCGATGAGTATTTCCCCGGCACGATCGATGACGTCTGGGCCTTCCAGGGCCCGCTGAGCGAAGACCAGGTCGCCTGGCTCGCCTCCCAGTGGTTCGACGTGCCCACCCAGGTGCCGCCGGGCGGCTGACGCACCGCCGAATTCCGCCAGCAAGTCTTCGATCTTCTCTTCTTGTGCCCCGCTGCCGTTGGCCGGCGGGCACCGCGCCCGGGAGGGGCAAGCATGAGCATGATCAGAGCGCGCGTGCGTATCGGCGTCAGACTGCGCCGGAAGGTGGCTCTCGGTGCGGCGGCGGTGATGAGCGCCACTCTGCTGCAGGCCGCCGCGCTGCCGGCGGCCACCGCCGACAGCGGAGCACTGCCCCAGGCGCCCTCGCCCGGCGAGGCTGTCCCCGGCAAGGCGGGCAAAGTCAAGCCCCGCCCTCAGAGCGACGGTCCCCGCACGCCGGTACGAGCCCCCGAGGCGGCATGGCCCAAACCTGGTAGCACGACCGTCGAGATCCCAGCCGCGGGCGCGCGCAAGGCGGATTCGGCCGGCGGGCCGCCCGTCCGGCTGATTGCCGCGAAGGCCGGCGGGAAGCATGCCAAGCGGTTCGCGACCGGCCAAGCCGAGATCAGGACCTTGGACCGCGCGACTGCGGAGAAGACCGGTGCCAACGGGCCCGTGTTCAGCGTCACCGGCAAGGACGGGACGCAGGGTCGTGCCGGCGTGGAAGTGGACTACAGCAGCTTCGCGGAGGCATACGGAGGCAGCTACGCCTCCCGGCTCACGCTGGTCCAACTGCCCGCCTGCGCACTGACCACCCCCTCCAAGGCGGCCTGCCAGACGTCAGCCGCTATCGCGACGACCAACGACACCGAGAACCAGACCCTGACCGGAAACGCGGTCGCGCTGCGCGCTGGCGAGCCGACAGTCCTGGCCGTCACCACCGCGGCGGAGGGCGATCAGGGTGACTTCAAGGCCACCCAGTTGTCCCCCTCTGCCACCTGGAACACCAACCTGAACACGGGCGACTTCACCTGGGATTACGACCTTCCCGTCCCGGACGTGCCCGGTGAGCTGACTCCGAAGGTCGGCCTGTCGTACTCCTCCGGTGGCGTCGACGGCCGCACCGGCGGTACGAACAACCAGTCCTCGTGGGTGGGCGACGGATTCGAGATGTGGCCCGGGTTCATCGAACGCCGCTACAAGCCGTGCGCGGACGACGGGGTCGAACACCCCGACGGCAACAAGCCCGCCGACCTGTGCTGGGGATACGACAACGCATTCATCTCCTTCAACGGCCAAGCCGGTGAACTCGTCCCGGCCGGCGCCGACGAGTGGAAGCTGAAGAAGGACGACGGCACCCGCATCAAGCGCCTCGCCTCAGCCGACCGCGGCAACGGCGACAACAACGGCGAATACTGGCGGCTGACCGACCCCAACGGCGTGCGCTACTACTTCGGCTACAACCGCCTTCCCGGCTGGGCGAGCGGCAAGGAGACCACGGGCTCGGCCTGGAAGGTCCCGGTGTTCGGCGACGACTCCGGCGAGCCCTGCCACGACGCCGCCGGCTTCGGCTCGTCCTGGTGCCAGCAGGCCTGGCGCTGGAACCTCGACTACGTCGTCGACCCGCACGGCAACGCCATCTCCTACTACTACCACCAGGAGGAGAACTCCTACGGCCGCAACCTGAAGGCGGACAACAACACCCGCTACACCCGCGGCGGCAGCCTGGACCGTATCGAGTACGGGCTGAAGCACTCCTCCGTGTACGACACGAAGCCCCTGGCCAAGGTCGACTTCAGCAGCGGCGAGCGATGCCTGCCCAACGCGCAGACGACCTGCGACTCGATCAGCACCGACTCCGCCTACTGGTACGACACGCCCTGGGACCTGAACTGCAGCGAAACAGCCACCTGCGACCAGGGCAGACTTGCGCCCAGCTTCTGGACCCGCAAGCGCCTGACCGAAGTGACCACCGAGGTCCTCAAGAGCGACGGGACCTACGGCCCCGTCGACTCATGGAAGCTGGCACACCGCTGGGGCCAGGCCGACATCGACTACCAACTGCTGCTCGACTCGATCCAGCGCACCGGGCACACCGCCACGCCGGCGATCACCCTGCCGAAGACCACCTTCGCCTACAAGCAGTTGGCCAACCGCCTGGACAAGACCGGAGACGGCTACGCGCCGTTCATCAAGGCCCGGCTGGAGAGCGTCTCCGACGAGTACGGCGGCCAGATCACCGCCAACTACTCCCAACCAGCCTGCGACTGGGACGCGCTGCCCACCCCGCAGACGAACACCACCCGCTGCTTCCCGCAATACATAGGCGGCAGCGCCACCGCCGATCCGGAGCGGCAGTGGTTCAACAAGTACGTCACCATCTCCGTGACCGGTACCGACCGCACCGGCGGCGCCTCCGGCTCGATGACCCGCTACGAATATCTGGGCGGGGCGGCCTGGCACTACGACGATGACGACGGTCTGACGAAGGAGAAGTTCAAGACCTGGTCCCAGTGGCGCGGCTACGGCCAGGTGCGAGTCAAGACCGGCGGGCTGCTCGGCGACGAGGCGATGGAGTCCCAGTCCGACACCTACTTCCTGCGCGGAATGCACGGCGACCGCGAGAGCCCCACCGGCGGGACCAAGAACGTGTCCGTCGGCCTCGACACCGGGGAGGGCGACCCGCTCACCGACCACGAGTCGGCCGCCGGCTTCGCGTACAAGACCGTCGAGTTCTCCGGCCCCGGCGGCAAGGTGCTGAGCAAGGCCGTCAGCCGGCCCTGGCACCACCAGACGGCCAAGAAGGAACGCAACTGGGGCACGGTCACCGCCAACTTCACCGGCGCCGCGCAGCGCAAGACCTTCACCTCCCTGGACAACGGCGCCGGGAGCGATTGGCGCACCACCCAGGTCAGTAACACCTACGACACCATCGCCGGGCGCGTCACCCACGTCGACGACTTCGGTGACACCTCCACCGCGGCCGACAACCGCTGCACCCGCACCACGTACGCGACCAACGAAGACGACAACATCCTCACTCTGCCCGCCCGGGTCGAGACGGTCGCCAAGGGCTGCGACGGGACGGTCGACCGCACCAAGGACGTGATCTCCGATACCCGCACCGCCTACGACGGCGACGCCATCACCGCCGCAACCGGCAAGCCGACGAAGGGCGACGCCACCGCCACCGCCGTACTGAAATCCCACACCGCCTCCGAGGCGGTCTACCTGGAATCCGGCGCCACCTACGACTCCTACGGCCGCGAGACCAGCAGCACCGACCTGACCGCCAACCTGGTGTTCGACGCGGCCGGCACGTTCGTCTCACGGACACAGCGGGACGACAGCCGCACCGACACGACCCAGTACAAACCTGCCACCGGCCTCGTCACCCAGGTCGTCACGACCAGCCCGCCGGCCAAGACCGGGGACGCCACCACCGCGCAGACCACCACCACGGACGTGAGCACGTTGCGCGCCCTGCCGGTCAAGGAAACCGACACCAACGGAAAGGCCACCGAGTTCGCCTACGACGCACTCGGCCGCACCACCAAGGTCTGGTTGCCCGACCGCAAGACCAGCCAACTGCCCACCCACGAGTTCGACTACCAGGTCACCGACGGCAAGCCGGTCGCGGTATCCACCAAGACACTCACCGAGGGCGGCGGCGGACAGCTGACCTCGTACATGCTCTACGACGGCTTCCTGCGCGAACGCCAGACCCAATCCCCCGGACCCCAGGGCGGACGGCTGGTCAACGACGCCTTCTACGACGAGCGCGGCCTGAAGGAGAAGATCTTCTCCCAGTACTACACCACCGGCGCCCCTGCCGCGGCCCTGTTCGAGCCCATCGACACGCTGAGCGTGGAATCCCAGACCTGGTTCGGCTACGACGGTCTCGGCCGCGTCATCAAGGAGGAGCAGGTCTCCGGTAACGGCGACGGCAATCCCCACCGGGTTCTCGCCACCACGACCACCAGCTACCACGGCGACCGCACCACCGTGATCCCGCCGCAAGGCGGCACAGCCACCACCACGCTGACCGACGCCCGCGGCCAGACCACCGAACTGCGCCAGCACCACGCCCGCGCGGCCGAGGCCGCCTACGACACCACCCGCTACGCCTACACCCCCCGCGGGGAACTGGCCAAGTTCACCGACCCCGCAGGCAACGAATGGTCCTACCGCTACGACCAGCTCGGCCGGCAGACCACGGCGAACGACCCCGACAAGGGGACCACCTCCTCCACGTACGACGACCGCGGCCAGCTCACCACGACCACCGACGCCCGCGGAGTGAAGCTCGCCCACGTCTACGACGGCCTGGGCCGCAAGATCGAGCTGCGCAACGACTCACCGACCGGCACCCTGCGGTCCCAGTGGGTCTACGACACCATCGCCGGCGCCAAGGGACAGCTCGCCACCTCCACCCGCTACGAAGACGGCGCCGCCTACACCTCCCGAGTCACCGCCTACGACCACCTCTACCGGCCGTACAGAACGGCCGTCACCATCCCCGCCAAGGAAGGCGCGCTGGCAGGCACCTACCAGGCCGGCACCTCCTACCACCCCAACGGCCTCGTCGCCGGGGAAACCTACTCCGCGGCCGGATCACTCCCAGGCGGCGGCATCACCTTCGCGTACGACGACATCCTCCGGCCCACCAGGGCGTACGGAGACTGGGGCACCTCGTCCATCCTCGAGTACCGCCACACCGGCCAGCCGATGCAGTACGACCTGGCCGCCAGCGATGACAGCCGGCGCGCCAGGATCAGCAACACCTACGAGTGGGGCACCCAGCGCCTGAAGAACTCCCGCGTGGACCGGGAGAACGTCCCCGGTGTCGAGAAGTACGCCACCTACACCTACGACGAGACCGGCAACATCACCTCGGTCTCGGACGTCAACCGCACCGGCACCGACAACCAGTGCTTCACCTACGACTACTTGCGCCGCATGACCGAAGCCTGGACCGAAGCCGACGAGAACTGCGAGACGGCACCGTCCCCGGGCATCGTGGGCGGCCCGGCGGCGTACTGGCAGTCCTTCACCTACGACAAGGCCGGCAACCGCACCACCCACACCGACCACACCGCGCCCGGCGGCGCGGCCCAGGACACCACGTACACCTACAGCTACCCCACCCCTGGCCAGCCGCAGCCCCACGCCCTCACCGACGTGACCAGCACCGGCCCCACGGGCACCAGCACCGACAGCTACACCTACGACGAAGCCGGCAACACGAAAACCCGCACCCTGGCCGGCAGCACCCAGAACCTGACCTGGGACGCAGAGGGCCACCTGGCTTCGGTCTCCGAACCGGACGGCGCCGGCGGCACGAAGAGCACCTCATATCTCTACGACGCCGACGGCAACCGCCTCATCGGCCGCACCTCCACCGAGACGACCCTCTACCTCGGCCACACCGAGGTCACCCTCCCCAAGGGCGCCACGAAGGCCCAGGCCACCCGCTACTACGACCTCGGCGACGGCCACCAGGCCGTCCAGGAAGACGACGGCAGCGTCTGGTTCACCATCGCCGACCACCACGCCACCGGCCAACTCGCCATCAACGCAGCCAACACGGACCTCCAGCGCCGCCGGGAACTGCCCTTCGGCACCCCCCGCGGCCAGGAACCCGCCGACTGGCCCGGCAGCAAGGGCTTCGTCGGCGGCACCAACGACACCACCACCGGCCTGACCCACCTCGGCGCACGCGAATACGACCCGACAACCGGCAGATTCATCTCCGTCGACCCACTGATGGATCTCACCGACCCCCAGCAGTGGCAGGGATACGCCTACGCCAACAACAACCCGATCACCCACGCCGACCCCACCGGACTCTTCTGGAAAGGCATCATCGACTTCATCCAGGAGACGGTGGAACGCGCCGTCGTCCACCAGAACTCCACCCGAAACTCCTCCAGCGGGGGTGGCGGTGGCGGAGGAGGCGCCACTCCGGCTACCCAGGCAACCTGGACAGCCGCCCCGGCCTGTGCGAGTCCTACCTGCATCCCTAACGTACTTCCCGATTTCGGCCATTTCTTGGAGCCGCCAGTACGTGAGTTGTCCGACCTCATCAGGCCGGATTTGGAATCTGTAAAGCAGTGTATTGGAGACTTCGGGTTCTCCATGGATTGCGCGGCCACTGCCCTGGAGGCCCTAGGGGCTAAGGGCGCCAAGGCCGCACTCAATTTCGGCAAGAAGATAACCGACAAGATTCGTGACGCCAAAAAGGCCAAGAAATCCGAAGAGGCGGATCCCGGGGCAGAATCCAAGTCTCCTTCATGTGAAAGCAACAGCTTCACTGCCGGCACGCCGGTTCTGATGGTCGACGGCACCACAAAACCCATCGAAGACGTGAAGGTCGGCGACAAGGTACTCGCCACCGACCCCGAAACGGGCGAAACCAGCGTCGAAACCGTCACAGCCGAGATCATCGGCACCGGATCCAAGAACCTGGTCGAGATCACCATCGACGTCGACGGCAAGCACGGGAAGAAGACCGCCACCGTCACCGCCACCGACGGCCACCCCTTCTGGGTCCCCGAACTCGACGAATGGATCGACGCCACCGACCTCCAGGCCGGCCAGTGGCTCCAGACCAGCGCCGGCACCCACATCCAGATCACAGCCATCAACCGCTGGACCACCCAGATCACCGTCTACAACCTGACCGTCAGCGACAAACACACGTACTATGTACTCGCTGGGCAGACGCCGGTCCTGGTCCACAATTCGAACTGCTCCAGCAATGCCAAGATTCTTGGCGATAATCTGGAAGCCTCCGGGACTACTCGGCCTCCGGAAACTGCCGCGCACCACATCGTGGCCAGCACCTCTCCGAAGGCCGCAGCGGCGCGGCGGCAACTCGCCAAGTTCGGAATTGATATCAACGATGCGAGCAACGGTGTGTTCTTGCCGCGAGGATCGGCGTCCGCGAACCCGACAGGTGCATCAGTTCATTCGCGAATTCACACGAATGACTACTATGCCTACGTCAATGACCTGGTCGGCGGTGCGAGAAACGCCAATGAAGCCCGTGACGTGCTAGGCCAGCTGCGAAGGCAGTTGCAAGGTGGGTACTGGCCGTAGCTGAGTGTGTAGCCTTGCGTGGTGGGGGCCCCGCGAAGCGCCCGCCCCAACCCACCAGGGGGGGAAAAATAAAGCCAGTGGGGGGAGCAGGGCCAGATGCGAACCAACCAAAAGTAGCAAATAC